ATCTGGAAATACTGCCATATAGTTATACTGCGGATGCCTTGATGGCGTCACGCATACCTCCTTTGTTTGATTCCATAGCGCGAACTACTACATCAATAACATAATTTTCGCCATCGAACCGAGAGTTCTGTTGTTTGCTTTCGAGTTCTTGGCCAGACTGATTGATGATATTAACAACTACATTGTTGCTTGTAGCGCCACCTACCAATCTACGAGTTTCGCTTGCTGTGTAAATACGATGGGATCCAGAGGACTGTAATAGTTCTGGTCCGTTTTCACCAACCAACATAAGCCCTGGGTTCGTTTTTCCTCCGGCGGCAAATCGATTACCGGTAAATGCAGAACTAAACGAACCACCACCAGCAAAGGACGATGTCCCTTTTGCAGCACCTAGGGAACCAATACCACTAACGGCGCCGCCAAATAATCCTTGTAACTTAGGCATAACATATTGTTGGAACGTTAACTGAATCATCATCTTAATAATGGCGTTTGTCATATCCTTGAATATGTCCTTAATGCCTTTACTGAATGACTTCGTTCCTGTTGCCATAGCCTCGAGATTATTTGTCCATGCTGAGTTGATAGAGCTCATCGTACTATCAAAAGTAGATTTTGCTAAATCTGCATAATTGGTAGTCTCTTGCTTATATTGGCGTGCGGCTTCTTGTAGGCTTGTTTTAAGACTGCGACCTGCGAGTTCCCATAGTTTTTGTTGAGACTCTAATAGGTTCTTTTCAATCTGCAGTCTTTGAGTAGCTGTTAACTGAGCCTCATTGACTTCACTCCGTGCATAGTCAATATAGGTCTTTAACTCTTCAGCAAGTAAAGCATCTGCATCGCTACGAGATAAACGGCCAAGCGCAACCATATTGGTTAAGTGGTCAACGGTTTCACTCGTTTGCGTGTACGCCAACTCTCTAATTTTCTGCTCAGTATCAGACGCCACTTTTAGTCGCTCTGCTTGAGCTTTCTTTTCAGCGAGTTCCTTATCGCCGACCGCTTTTGTGTACTCGCGAACGTTATCATCAATCTGCGCCTTTTGCGCTTCAGCTTCAGCTTTGAGTAATTGCAAACGGTCGCCTGTGCGTTCAAGATCGAGTTTCTTAATATCCTCGTTCATCTTACGAACACGGATAGTCTGATTTCGTTGTGCCTCAGCTAATCGCTTTTGATACAACTCTTCATTCTTAGCGCGAACGGAAGCAGTTAGGTCAGACTCAGCTAATTTCTTAGCATTTTCTGCACTGCCGACAGAATCAGCAGTGGCGCTTGATGCAGCACCTGCATACTTAGCTGTGTCAATATATCCAGTGATAGAACCGAAATCTGCGGTAACAGATGGCTTAGCGACCACTCCATTTGTATTAGCACCAGTATAGCCTCCGTTCCCGTCACTAATAACAATGTGCTCATCACCAAGTACAACCACACCATCGCCAGCTTTAGGAATATATCCGTCACCTTCTGGATGCCAGGCCCCTACAGCAGCAGCCGCTTGCCATAGCTTATCGACTCGACGGGGTACGTCCGCCCCTAGTGACTGCTTAACCGCATCAGAGAATAGTTTTCCGCAATCTGTTGCCCAGGTACCATCTGCTCCTAGCTTGTATGCCTTGCCTAATTGCTCATTAGCTGCGTCTAGTACACCTGCGGCTTGTCCTATAGCGCCACCATTCACGCCTGAAACAGAGCGGATAATATCACGAATATTTTTTTCGTTTGACTCAAACTGATTCTTAGCAGTTAACTTATCGATTTCGTATTGACTGCCGTCAATTTGTAGGCTTTGTAAAGTAAGTGACCGATACAAATCGGCCATGCGTTCCACTGCACTCGTCAACTTTTCAGCCGCTTGTTGGGCTTTCTTAGCAGCCTGCTCTTGGGCTTTGGCCGCTTTAGCTGCCTCTTCATTCGCCTTATTAATAGCCTCGGTATTCGTTAATCCGCCATTAGCGAGGTCTTCTTTTGCTTTTGCAAGTTCTTCATCGAGTTTAGCCTTTGCAGCATCCGCCTCTTCTTTTTGCTTTAACGCCGCATCGATTCTAGCGCCTTCTTCTTTTGTAGCTAAGCGGTCATTCTTTACGAGACCTAACCACGCACTATCCTCAATCCAATATCGAGTATCGTGCGATTCCCTAAACTTGTCAGACAAGCCTATTGTTGAGTTCGTATTCTTATGAATACGTTTGCCATCAACATCTACCCCCATGTAAGAGCCAGATGTTTTTTCATTGTAACGGAAATCGAGTAATGCTTTCCCGGCAAGCCCAATTACTGTAGCTAATGTTACCCAAGGACCTGCTGCAGCAAGTGTGGCCAATCGCATAAATCCGAGTGCACTAGTCAGTGATCGCATGACTATAATCACCGCACCTGCTTCTGCACCGAATTTGACAATACCTCCGATAGCTTCCTTTTGCTCAGCGGTCATTGTCTCGAATTCTTTAGCTACATCCAATACGCCTTTTGCGTAGTCATTAAACACAGGAACTAACTCATGGCCGATGGATACTGCTAGGCGTTTTCCGGTATTTTCTAAATCTTTTAACTCCCGATTTAGCTTTGCGGACTTAGCTGCAGTCTCATCGTCAATGATAAGGCCCATAGCTTTGGCACGTTCGGCCACTTTGTCCATCTGTTCAGCGGACATATTGAGCATGGCGTGCATCTGATAGCCAGTACGGCCGAATAGCTCCATTTCGACACGAGTCTTTTCAGCCCCGTCCTTCATGCCTCTTAGACGTTCCTGTATCATCTTGAATACTTCAACGGTATTCTTGCCTTGGATGTCTTCAAGTGTGTAGCCTAATTTACTAAATATATCAGTACCGAGTTTCCCCTCTGCCCGAGCGACTTCCATTTTCTCTTTGGCCGCTCCGACGTTCTTAGAGAACTTAGCAAATGCACCAGCACTATCTTCCATAGCAACGCCCATATAATTAGCCACTGCTAATAATTCACTGGTTTCTTTTGCTGTAGCACCGGTAATCCCTGATAGTTTCTTAACGGCTACGTCCCATTGAATTGCCTCTTTGGCAAGTTTGGCACCGATGCCTACTACACCAACACCGGCACCTATCGCCATAAGGTCATTCTTCATTTTGCCAAGAGCGGATTTGGCGCCTTCGGCACTTGCAGTAATTTTCTTGAGCCCTGCTTCCGTATTCTTATCGGTCAGCTGAACGACAATATCAATTAAATTATTGGCCATTCTTGTGCGCCACCTCCAATTCTTTGGCTTCTAGCAATATGAGTAAATCAATAAGATGCGGCAGTGGTTCGATGCCGTAAGCCCTCGCCACTTCTAACACCGCAGGCATATCGAATCCTGCAATGCCACCTGGATGCCAACGTCGCTGCATTCGGCTGGCATTGTATACTCGCATTGCCTGTCTCGTTCCATCTAATTGATGTGGAGAATTAAACTCACACTCCGAACAGTCAAAATGCTGTTTGGTCTCACGTTGCATCTTGATACAATCTGAGCAATACTTTGGCTTATCGGAGTTAAGCCAAAGTATTGCATCGATTAGTTTTTTTCGATTTCAGCCTTTTTTTCGTGCGTAAAACGCATCGTATCAAGCGCAACTTCCATAAGATCATTGTCTGGCGCTGCGTTGATTTCATCTTCAGTCAAGCCGTAGATGTGCTGCATAATCCATTGTGCAAGGTCACGAGAACGTAATAGACGTTCTGTGTCCGGTGCTTCTTCTGGAACAGGGGTATACAATGGGTCTAAACCAGATTTAATTAATTCGCCACGTTCAGCGAATGTTAATCCTCTTACTTGAATATCTTCAAATGCCATATGGGCACCTCCTAGTATTGTTCTTGATTATTAACTAATGTAATGATGGATGCGGAACGACCAGCATCTGCACGATAGTATGCTTTAAACGGCAATTCAATATTGACGCCACGAGGGCCGTCGATACCTGGAGATTGTCGTTCGTAAACAAGTTCAGGCAACTTGAATGTTAATGTCCAGTCATCTTGTGTAAGTTGTAATTCCAAGCTAGATTCCGTACCGTTAACCGCTTTGTTTAAAAGGTCCTTATTTTGGAAGAACGCTTTAATCGTCCCGGAAATTGACACAATACCTGGGTCGATGTATGTTCTAAAGCCTTTACCGCCAATAGCGTAAGAATCACCATCCAAGCCAAAGTCAAAGTTGATATCGCAACTTAAAATATTGGCCACAGTAACGCCGCCCTCTTTGATAGTTGCATTAAGATTTTGGAACGGTAAGAAATTAACTGCCTTAGCTGCAGCATCGAATGTAGTGGCCGCTAATGTTTCCTTACAGCCCATTACATCCACAGATG